GCCACTTTTTGCGCTCTTGCCTCGTTTGTTGTCCTTCGCAGCACAAAATCGACCGCGCCTGTATTGGAGGGCCGAGGCCATCGCGCTAAGGCCAGATACAAGATAAAGAAAATTGGTGATCGCTACTACTGTTATGATCCCGAGTCAGATGACATTTTTCGTATTGATTCTGACCTCGACGATTTTAAAAACCAATTTGGCTCGTACGACATCGTCCATGACGAAAATGAACATCCCGACGAGGGTGATCTTAAGCAAGGCGGGTCCAGCTCCCGGTCCAAAGGCGGGCATTTCAACCAGGTCCCAGGGTATGATCCAGTCAACGATGTTTTTAACCGTGAAAAGTATAATGCTCGGTCTTACGACGCTTATGGCTCTGATGGGAAAGTTACGAAAATTTCCAGAATTGGGTCTGAGCACCAGAAATCCTTGAATCACGCCCCACGTGCAGTTCGTTTGCCGGCGAGGACTGAGTCAGCCTTCTCTCATCGTTTTGAGGCAGCTTTGGAGTCTAAACAGCTACCAAAAGAGGTTCCGTTTGTGCCGCTATCTAGCGACAACGCTGAGTATGGTCCAGTTGTTCTAAGACCTTCTACTCCCACACCTTTTCGTGTTACTGCTGATTGTTCTCCGCGCCCCGCGACGCCTCGCCCCAAACCTAGGGTCGAGCACTATGTGGAGCGAAGTGCTCTTATGGACGATGTTGTCGTTTATCACGTTCGATCCTCATCTTCTAATTCATCGAAATATGGCTATTCGACTACCATGCCTTTTTTCAATGTTTTGCCATTGGCCCGCCATGCTGTGTGTAATGCTGATCTTGTAGAGATCCAAATTGACAACAAATGGATCCCTTTGTCTACTAAGTACCAGCGCAGCAAGTTTATTGAGGACATCGTTTTTGTCCAGGCGCCACCAAACGTTAAGAAGATGAATCCGGCTACGTTCCGCGCCGGTATAAATGAAGGTGAGCCCGCCATCGTTCGCTGGGCTGTTCCGAGCTCCAACAAGACTACCTCAACCGTTGGTCGACTTGGACCCACTCGAAAAGTCGCTGGTCTTCATCTTGGGACTTACATAGGCACTACTCTTGAAGGCACTTGTGGCGCCATGTTGCGGTCCACCGAGGATGGCTGTTTTGTTGGTTTCTGTTCCATTGGTTATCCACGGTCTCCTGGTGACACCGGCTCCGTTATCAATCCCGAGTACCATATATTCTCGGATGACTTCCTAGGTGAACTCAAGTCGTTCGGCACTAAGCGGGTTGTTCTTGAGTCTGAAGACCCCAATTGGTTGGCGAGTTATAAAAAGAAAATTTCCACCATGGACACACCGTCTGAACAGGTCCTTTGTCGCTGTGGTAAGCCAATGTGGGCTGGCCAGAAAGCGTGTCGCCCTTGTCGTCTTGGGAAAGTGTGTTCGTGTGGTAAGGCCAAGCAAGCGTCTCAACACGTTTGCCCAACGTGCTTTGCGAGTAGGAAATCAGGTGGGACCGACAAAGTTTTGGAGGCTGATTCATTTAGTTCCTCATCTTCATCGCCCCCGAGTTCGAAAAACGAGATAGGCGGGCCGCAGTAGATAGTGCTGCCCGCCGATATCCTTTACATATCTGTGACGTCATGTTCAAAGACACCTTGGTGACTTCGACTGACCCTCATGTCGTGGCTAAATACTATCGTCCGTACAATGGAAAGCCCCATGATTACACAGATCCCTTCGTTCGCGAGTTTGTTCAAACCTTTTCCGGTGAAGACTATTCTGATTATGGCGTTGTTCCTAAGACGCTTGATATGTCCCTACTCGCAATTTCCCGTTATTTCCGAAACCCACACCCTTATGATGCTGAGATTACTGAGCTTTACAAAACAGCATCCCTTTTCCTCGACCGTGAGTTTTCTCACTGCATGGGCGCTCACAAAATTTCGTTCGACGCTGCAGTCAACCAGCTGGACATGACCAAGTCCCCTGGGTGGCCATGGACCCTCAAGTACGCTACAAAATCCGATTATATCAAAGGCCCCGATGTTGTCTTCTTTGAGAAGTTTTTTATGAAGCTGCGCACACCAGATCCCCTGCGTGTGTTTTGCAGCGCTTCTGTCAAAGAAGAACTCAGGACCAAAGAGAAAATTGACGCGCTAAACGGTCGCACCACTGTGTCCATGGACGTCAATCACCTTCTTGCCACCGCCATGTTCCTTGGCGATTATTCTGATCGGTTCAAGACAGGAAAACTTAA